CGTCGATCGTCAACGGTGTGACGGCCGGGGAAAAGTGGTGCCTGTCCAAGAAGGCCAAGTGTAACAAGTCCCACACCAACAGGGCATATCAACTGTGGCTTGAATTCCTGGCATGGATCGAGGAATCCGCCGGGGGCAAGCCTGGGATCTTCACGGCCGGGACTGTCCGGACTGAATCGGAAGGCAAGGTGTTTGGAGAGATCAAGGGCACCACCCATGAATGTGGGTTGGCGTCCATGGATCTGAAACACGCGGAGGGGCTGAATATCAATGCGTGCGATCCCCGCGCCAACCTGTATGCGGCCGGTTACTATCGCAACAAGCGGTTGATCAAGCTGCGGGATTATTACGACGGGAAGATCCACGGCAAGGAAAAGAAACCGCGCCCGGACATTCGACTGGCCCCCCTGGAGGATCAGTGGATGCTGGCCGGGGCGTGCGGTGCGATCGGATCGGACAAGGTGATCAAGTTGATCAACCTGTCCGGGGCCCTCGATACCAAGGCGGACGGCACGTTGAAGTGGGCCTCCCCCCACAAGCGTGTCCGGAAGTATCTGAAATGGGCGCACAACAGGTGGGCCAAGGCCACCACCATGTACGCGGAGGATCCATGGGGGCTGTATCAAAAGCCCCACCTGTCCAAGTGGTTGACCCTATACACCGGGGACAGCCCGCTGGCGTTCATGTTGCCCAACCCTGGCAAGGTGTCCTTCCGGTTCAGCCGTGGGTGGGCGGGGCTCACCCTGTATGAACCCATGTACCCCAGCGGCCTCCCGTGGGGTGAGCCGGTCCTCCCGGAACGTCCGGACGGACTGTACCCATTCCCGGGTACGGCCCAGCATTGCCAGTGCTGGCGGTGGCCTGAACTGGAGGGGATCCGCCCCACCCCGGAGGAAAACGCCCAGGCCCTGGCCAAGCTGGGGGACCGGGCCCCGATTCCTCCTCCGACGTGGACGGACTGATGAAACGCTGGACGCCACGCAACGTGATCGTGGTCATGGCGGTGGGCTCACTGTGCGTGGCCCTCCCCGCGTCGATCGCATTCCGCGGGGCCCAGGTGCGTGAGGCCCAGGCCAGCGGGGATCGCCTCCGCCTGTGCGAGATCGAGCGGGACGCGGCCCAGGCGGACGTGGACAGCATGGAGGTGGTGTGGCCTGGCCTCCTGGACAGGTGCAAGGACACGCGCAAGGATGAACAGGCGGACCACCAGAAACAGGTGGACACCCTGATGGAACGGATCAACCATTGCTGGCCGGGTGAATGCGTGGACAAGCTGGTGTCCTGTGAGAATAACCACAAGTCTGAAACCTGGTGGTATAAGAAACGTCTCCAGGAATGCGGGTGCAAGGGGTACTGATGGACCCCTCACCGTTCACGGATCCGGAGGTGGGCAGGATGATCGGCCAGGTGGCTTGCCACATCCTGAAACTGATCGGGGCTGGTATCATTTTCCTGGGGTTTCTGTTCTTTTTTCGATCACTTGGACAGGTGGATGGGCCGGAAGTGAGAAAACGGCCCAGGTTGCCTGACAGCAAGCCAGGGGGCCCAGTTAATGCGAGGAAACAACCATTGTCCGGGGTGCCACCACTGGGTGGACGCACACGGACGCATTAAAGGCGTGGCCGGGTGGTGTGGGTTCAGTCCCACGCCACGGCCGATTCCTCCGGAACGTCTCACGGTGGAGGTACCGTGTACGCTGGCGGAGGTCCGGACGGTCCCGGGCCCGGGCGTCGAGGAGGCCAGGGGATGGGACCGCGTGGCTGGGCTCCTGGCGGAACTGGATGTGCGCCAGTTCCGTGGTGTGAAGCTGTCCCAGGTGTGCCACGTGTGCGCGGGGTCCGGCCTCGCACCGGGAGCGCGGTGGCACATCGAACGTGGGAGCCCCAGGTACAAACACCCGTGCCCATCGTGCGGGGGCCGTGGGTTCCACGGTGAACGAAACATGGAGGGACAGCATGGGGAAGCGCGTACCGCCTAACACGATCAGTGCAGACCCGGGGGAACACTGCGGGCTGGTGCTGTGGGAGGAACGGCAGATCGTCCGCCTGGGTGCATTTCAGATCAGCAAGCGGGAGGGGGCCAACGCCATGGCGGACTGGATCAAGGAGGCGATCCTTGAACATGGCGTGGGCCACCTGGTGGTGGAGCAACAGTACCCCAGGCCCGGGCGATCGTTCCGGTCCGTGTTCGGCCTGGCCGCGTACCGTGGGGCCGTGGAACACGAGTGCCGGAAGCTGGGGATCGTGCCCACCAGGATCAAGAGAATCCAGCCACAGGAATGGAAGGGCCCGGCAATCAGGCTGTGTGGTGCCAAGTGGTCCGCCAAGGACCGCGTGATCCAGGACTATGCCCGGGCCCTCCTTTCCCAGTACGGTGTGGGCTTCCCTGTCCCGTGGTCCAGGGACGTTGCGGACGCGGTGGTGATGGGGCACTGGCACCTCCACCGGGGCCTGTATGCTTGACCGCCCTTTCCCGCCTGTGTAGTCTATCCCCGATCGATCACAGTTAACCGCCCCACCAAGGAGGGAACCCATGTACCGCACCAGCCTGTCCGTGTTCATCCTGTGCCTGTTGGCCATGAGCCTGATCGCCTGTGGCGGTTCCGGCGGGATGCGAGGAAAGATCAACGATGCCAGGATCGGGATCGGCGCGGGTGGCACGGCCTTGAAGGCCGCGGACACGGTGGTGTCCGATCTGTACGAGGACGCCCCCCCGGAGGACACGGAGGCGTACTGTCGCAACAAGATCGCTGGCCTGATCTTCACCCAGGTGAAGGTGGTACTGGTGAATGCGGAGGACGTGGTGGTGTTGTGGGAGGATGCGTGGCTGATCCAACAGGCCAACAAGGAGGCGGGCGAGGAAACGCCACTGGATGAAGGCAACGTGCTGTCCAGTGAATCGGACTGGATGCGGATCTTGACGGACGTGGCCGCGGTCCTCCACGGGATGTGGGCCACGTTGAAGCTGTGGATCCCTGACAAGATCCCCACCATCGTGGATTACGCGGTGTCACTCATTGTGGGCCTGTCCGGCAAGCCGGTGGTGGAGTACCCATGGGACTGGACGGACCTGGAGGGATCCGTGTGCATGGATTACCTCCCAGGTGGAGGTGGATCATGAGCGCGGGCGCGGCGGACGTGGCGGAGATCGTCTTCGATGTGATCGGGGCGATCAAGGGTGACGTGGTGGACATGGTGGAAAAGGGCATGAGCGGGGAGGACATCACGCACCACTGGGTGATGGAAAAGATCCCCAAGGATCTGCAAACCGTCCTCCTGGACAAGATCAAGACGGCCCAACGGAAGGCCGCTGGACTGCCCACCTAGCATGGCCCGCACACCCCAGGTGGAGGGCCAGGCGATCCACGTGGCGCACCCCCACGGTGATCTGATCGTGGACGGATCGAAAACCCTCCTTGTGAAAACCCACAGGTTTGATCTGGCCGGGCGTGAATTCGTGGTGGCCCAGGAGGGCGTGGTCCTGGGGACCGTGCGCGTGGGTGACGCTGTGAAGGTGGAGGGGATCGGGAAGCTGGAGGCCCTCCAACAGCAACACCGGATCATGCCCCAGGAACGGGCAAGCTGGTGGGGTGACGCCAAGGTGTTCTGGACGTGGCCCGTGGAGGTACTCGAAAAGTACGAGGCCCCCAGGCCGTACGAATTGGCCGGGGTTCAAACCTTCATCAGCAACGTGGTGATCAAGGACGGGTCCGGGGAGGTCATGCTCATGCCCACCGATCAGGATGATGGACTGGCCACGGGTGACATGGTGACCGTGGATAGCGTGGGGTCCGGCGATCCAGCCCTGGCGCATTACGTGGGGGCCCTCCTCACGGGTGCCCATGAACGCCTTTACATGGGCAAGTATCACAGCGGGGACGGCCCTGCGCCATACGGGGACATGGACATGGCCCACCAGGTGGCCAAGGGTGAAGAGGACACGGTGGAACCGTCCTCCATGCCCCCGGATGAAACCATGTACCAGGCGTTTGTGGCGGCCGGTGCCCTGGAACCGCCGATCCCTCCTGATTTCTTTATCGAGGTGTTGCGCCAGTCCAACATCCTCCGCCAGTGCCTGGATGTGTACGCGGTCAACGTGGACGGATTCGGGCATCATTTCGATCCGGTCCTTGATATGGATTCGGATGATGCCAGGCGGTTGGTGGAATCGATCCTGGAGGCGGAATTGCCGGACGGCACCACCCTCCCGGACGGGGAGGATCGTGACGGGACCGTGGACGCCAGGCTGGAACGGTACCGCCAGGACGCGGCCCTGGAACTGTCGAGGCTGGAGGGGTTTTTCGAGTGGGCCGGGCTGGGGCAGTCGTTTGTCAAGCTCCGGAAGATCAGCCGGTTTGATCAGGAACTGATCGGGTTTGCTGGGTGGGAGGTGTTGAGGAACGCCAAGGGTGAGATCAGCAAGGTTGTTCACGTGCCAGCGTACACGATCAGGCTGATGCCAGCGGACAGCAAGCCCACCAAGATCACGGAACACCAACGCCACGGTGCGCCCTGGGAATTCAAGGACGTGCCGGTGTGGCGGTATTTCCGGAGGTTTGTCCACTGGCAAGGTGGTGGACGGATAACCGGCTTTACTGGTGGCAAGGCGTACAGCGGAAAGATCGTATTCTTCCGCGATTTCCTCGATCCACGCACGGTGTCCAGGGAGACGGGCAGGTATTATCCCAGCCCGGCGGCCCTCCGTGCGGAGGAGGGCGCGGACGCCCAGCCCGCCAACGAAATGATCTATTTCGCGGACGCCACGCTGGACACCCCGTATGGGGAGCCCAGGTGGATCGGCAACCTTCTGTCCGTCCTGGGATCGCGGTCCGCGGAAGAGGTCAATTTTCTGTTCTTTCAAAACAAGTCCATCCCCCCACTGGTGCTGTTGATCAGCGGTGGTGGCGTGACAGCGGAGGACGTGGAGGCCCTGAAAACCAGGATCCGTGATGAACTGCAAGGGGGACCGGACAAACACCACAAGATCCTGATCGTCACGGCCAAGACGGATCCCACCACGGGCACCCAGCCCACGCTGGAATTCAAGCCGCTAACGGAGGCCATAATGAAGGAGGGCCTGTTCATGGAATATGATCAGGCCAACCGGGACAAGGTGGCCCAGTCCATGCGGATCCCTCGCATCCTGATCGGGGACACCAAGGATTTCAACAGGGCCACGGCCCAGGCCGCGTTGCGGTTTGCTGAAACACAGGTGTTCAGCGGACTGCGATCGGATTTCGACTGGACGATCAACCACCTGATCGTGTCCTCCCTGGGTGCCCAGTATTGGCGGTTTTCATCCAATCCGCCTCCCCTCACAGATCCCAATGATGTGGTGAACATGGTTGCCTCCTTGTCCAAGGAGGGGATCATCACCCCGGCGGAGGCCAGGCGGGAACTGTCACGGGTGGGATTCAGCCTGGACAAGATCGAGGAGCCCTGGACTAAACGGCCCCTGGCCGTGACGTTCAGCGGTGTGGGATTCGATCCGGAGGAGGGTGAGCGTGTCACCCAGTCCAAGGACATGGTGATCCACGATCCGGAATCCCCGGATCCACTGACCCCTGAACAGGCCATGGCCCAACTGGAAACGATCATGGAACAGGCTGTGGAGGACGGGGAGGTGCCCGGTGAAATCCTCCAGCGGTTGAACCTCCGCAGTATGCGCCAACGCCTCCTCCCCGGATTCCAGGAGGACACGGACAGCCCGCCGTCCCGGGAGGACGAGGATCTGTGAGTGGGCAGGATCATCACACAGGCGATCCCGTTCCGGATCCCGTTCACTGACCTTCCAGGCCAGCGTCAACAGTCCAAGGGTTTCCGACTCCGGGTAAGGAATGCCAAGGGCGATCTGGCGGAGGTGTACCACCTCCGGGACAGGCCCAGGCTGATGTACCTCCGCGGGGCGATCCCGGAGGGGTGTGCGGCCGAACTGGATCAAGCTGTGTACCTGGTGGGCAAGCGGCGCGTGTACGTGACGATCGCCCAGTATTTCAACCTGTCGGGCGATGCTGTGGCCACGGTCCTGGAACGATTCGTGAAGGCCAAGGGCCCCAGCATTAACACCCCGGAAGGTGTGGATGGTTTCGTGGATTCCCTGGCGGCGGACCTGTTGAAAGCCACGGAGGAAAAAAACGAGGCGGGCCTTCGTGCGGCACTGCGGACGATCGAGAAAAACAAAAACATGATCACCGCGGAGGAACACGCACGGCTGGCCAAGCTGATCGCCAACAACTGGGCCAACGCTGTGGCCGGGATCGAAAACACCACCGGGTACGTGATCGCCCTCCAGGATGGTGGCATGGCCGCGGTGGCCGCCGCACGCCAGGCCACGATCGAGGAGTACGGCTGGGAAAAGGCGATCAGTTTCGCACCGAATCTGTCCGATGAATCCGCGATCATTGAAATGGCGGGCAACCGCGGATTTTTCGTCAAGGACGCATACGGCCTCCGGGAGGGACGCACCGCACGCAAGGCACAGTCCATCATGTCCGGGATGTTGAAACAGGGGCTGGGCCGGGAGGAAATGGCCGTGGCCCTCCAGGATCAGCTTGGCGATTACATGAAACGGGAGGATCTGAATTACTGGACCACGGTTGCGGATAACCACATCACGCGCACCAGGTCATGGGGCAACCTTTCGAGCATGGCGGACGCGGGGCTGTGGACGTTCACGGTGGAGGCCGTGCTGGATGAGGCCACCACGGATATTTGCCGGTTCATGCACGGCAAGGAGATCAGCATCCCGCAAACCCAGTCCCTGATGTTGAACGCGGACGCGGCCCCCAGGCACATGGACAAGGTAAACCCGTTCATGCGGTCCAAGGGTGGCCCGGGTGGAACCACGATCCTCCAGGTGCCCCACTGGAAAGGCAACAAGCAAACCTTCAAGACTGTGGCCACGGCCAAGGAGACGGGGTTCGGAATCCCCAACGCCACCGGCAAGTGGAACACCAAGATCGGCGGGGCCGATATGCCCGCGAATGGGATCGGCGCACCTCCATATCATCACAGGTGCCGGTCCACGCTGATCCCCACTGGCGGGCAGATCCCCACCCAGGTGCCCCGGCCACGTGGTCCAAAAAAGCCACCCAAGCCGAAACCGAAAAACCCACGTGTGAAGCCACCGCCACCTCCGCCTCCACCTCCGCCACCGGAGGTGAAGCCAGCGGAGGCACCCAAGCCAGCGGAGCCCTACCATTCCGCGTTCAAGCATGAGGCCCCGAACACGCACGGCATGAGGTGGGACGAGGCGGAGGAAACGATGCTGGCCCACTGGGACGCCCGCCTCCCCGATGAAAAAGCGGACTGGGCCTCCTTCGTGGCGGACGCCAAGGGCCTGGAACCTGGCAACCGATCCGATTTCAAAAAGTTGGCGCACAAGTTTGTGTCCGAAACAGGCAAGGGCACCACCAAGGGCGCGTGGGGAAAGCCAGGCACAACCCAGGGCCACAGGTTTGCGAAGGGCACCACCAACGTGAAGCGGGACGCCCGGCCGGAAATCGAGGGCAAGAAAACAACCACCAAGCCCATGCACCCGGTACGCCTGGCGGACGGCACAGTGAAGTATCCCAAGGAGGTCAGGGAAGCTGACAAGATCATGCGGGAGGTCAATTCTTGGGTGGACGCGGACACGATCGCGGAACGCGGGATCCAGCGTGCGGCCGGGGACAAGCTCCTGGCGGAATCCTGGCACCCGGAAAACCAGCGGTTGACGCTGTGGTGGTCCAAGCGTCAGGGCGTGGGAGGATTCTACGCGGGAAGCCACGCGCCCAAGCTGTACGATCGGAGCCTGTCCAGGGGGATGCGAGTAAAGCGAAGGCAACACCTGGCCATGAAGGCGTGGTCTGATCGCCATGGCGGGGAGGAGGCGTGGGAACGGTATCAGTACGATCTGGCCCATGAGTGTGGGCACGTCCTCCAGGAAATGAACCCGAACGCCAACCACCTTGGCCGGGCGATCATGAGCCGGAAGATCAAGGCCACGGGTGCCAGGAAAACGTGGAACCCCAACGGTGAATATTGGTACTATCCTGAAACCCGCAGCGTGATCAATTACACGTCCGCCACATACGATGGGTGGCCGCCTGGCGTCGAGTACCCCAGCGAAGGCATGGCCCAGTTTTGGAAAAACCCCATGGAACTGTACGAGGCGGACCCGGAGCATTTCTTCTATATCACCTCACTGTTGCGCGGGGGGATCTGAATGGCCATCGTTGCAACAGGCTGGATCACGCTGGACGGCAAGGACCGGATGGAGGTCACGCTGTCCGATCGTGGAAAGCTGAGTTTCAAGGGTGACGGTCCGGCGGACTGGGCCAACGTGGTCCTGGAGGAATACGGGGAATTTTTCGTGTACGTGAACGGAGGGGCGTGGCCCCTCTTGCCTGTCACCCAGGCCACGTTCCCCGATTTTCTCAACAAGGTGGCCACGCTGGCCTGGCGCAACACGGGCGTGGATTGGAAATGGAGGGTCAAGGAAGGGGACGTTCCGCCGGACACCGCCTCCCCCATCGGGCTGGATGGTGAGATCCCGGATCGATCGGGCTGGTACTGACGGCACGTTGACACGCGGGGAATGCGCGTGATAGTTTTCCCACGTACACACCAAGGCATCCACGGAGGTGGGATCATGACAACGGACAACGATCAGGTGGACAAGGCCATGTTGACGTGCGATCAGTGCGGGGCCACGTCCCCCGGCAAGCCCGGCGACACGTGCCCCAAGTGCGGGAAGGGCAAGCTCATGGCCAAGGCGGCCAAGGACGCCCAGGGCACGGACAACGCCCAGGACGGCACCTCCACGGACGCGGACGTGGAAAAGGCCGGGAAGCTGGAGGCCGGGCTCAAGTCGATCGCGGACAAGGCCACGGCGATCATGGCCCAGGTCAAGGGCGGGAAGCTCACCCCACAGGTGGTGGCCTCCCTGGCCGGGCTGGCATCGGACGCCAAGGCCCTGGCGGGCCAGTACCCCAGCCCCAAGGTGGCGCGGGAATTCGCGGACGCGGACGCCTTCAACGCCTGGGTGGAGGAGGAGACGGCCGCGATCCTCACGGAATCCGATCCGCTGATGAAGGCCCTCCGCACCCAGTCCCTGGGTGAGTCCGTGGCGGAATTCCGGAAGGCTTCCGTCCGCTCGATCGAGGATCAGGAGGCGGGGAAGATCAAGATCAAGGTGTACATGGATCCCATGCGCGGCGCGGAGGAGCCCACGCCCCCCAAGACGGTCAAGACCCCCGGAACCCCCGGCAAGCCCAAGGGCGTGATGAAGGGGGAGGGCGATCCCGAGGACACCGCGGACAACAGCGATTCCCAGGACGGTGGCGATCCCCCGGCCGGGGAGGACGTGTCCAAGGGTGACGGGGACGGGGCCGGTGCATTCGCGGATCCCGTGGATGACGGCGCGTGGCCCCTCGACATGGGCGCGGATCCCACGTCGATCGCCAAGGGTGACGTGGACGTGGTGAACCGGAGGCCGGGCGCGATCTGTGATGACAACGTGGCCCAGCCCCCGGCCCAGCCCGCGGACGCGGACGCCAGCACGGACAGCAAGTAACCCCAGTTAAGCGCGGCCACCGTTGCACGGTCCCCTGGCGGTGGCCCGCCAGGAGGCCAAGGTGATGCCCGCCGATCAAGTTCCCACCCACGGTGTTTTTCTACCCAGCAAGCTGATCAAACGACTGGCCGAAGGCCGGGGTTTGGTGTTGCTGAACCCTGACCCGTCCATGTACCAGCCGGACACCACGTACCTGGTGGTGGACGCCGCCTCCGTGGTGGGGACCGTGACGCCTGGGGAGTCCCGGGCGGCCCCCGCGGAGGAGGCGTTCAAGCTGGACCACGGGTACAAGGCCCAGGGCATGGCCAAGCGGTGGCCGGACGCGGAAGAGGTCACGGTATGGCCCGTCGAGTTCAGCCCGCTGGTGGAACGTGTCCCGCTGGCGGTCCAGGCGTCCATGGAATACGGGGAGGTGTTTAAGGTGAGCCTGGACGCCCCCGTGGTTCCCCTCACGGCGGAGGCCGTCGAGGCCATCCGGGAGGCCAAGCGTGGGGCCCGCTCATGGGTTCAAGGTGTGGGCGCGTTCATGGGCGAGGTGGGTGGTCACGTGGGCCCGGCCACGGGAGCCCTCCTGGCGGTCATGCCCCGGGCATCCCAGGGCCTCCAGGACGCCCTGAAATCGATCGCAGTCCAGGGGGGTACAAGGGCCCCGGTTTCAGATTTCACGGCCCTGGTGGACCACCTGGGGCCCACCGTGCGGAAACTGGCCCAGCACCTCCCACCGGGCCCCCTCCAGGATGACATGGAGGCCCGTGCGGATTACCTGGAGGCCCTGGCCCCGGCCGTGCGGTACGCCAAGGCCGCCCTCCCCGCATTGAAGCTCCCGGATCCCCTGTGGGTGGTCAAGCGGTTGACCGCGGACAAGGAGGCCGGATTCCTGTCCGGGAGGCCCCGGTCCGCACGTCAGGGCCGGGATCAGTACCTGGTGAATGAAAAGGGGATGAAGGAGGGCACCCCGGAGGTGTACGCCCAGCCGTATGCCTGGGCGATCGTCCGGACGGGTGAGCCCCGCCAGGTGGACCACGCGGATCTGGCCAGCCTCCCGCTGGATAGCTTCACGCGGGCGGAATGGAAGGATCGGACGGGTGACACGCCCTGGTACATCCCGATCCAGTTGGTGCGGGCCCTCGATCCTCCGGTGGAACTGCGGGAGGCACCTCCAGGGAGGCGGTTTGCTTCCGGCCTGGACCTGGAGGCCGCGGCCGTCACCAAGGCGGACCTCCCCGATCCAACGGACCTCCGCACCATGGATCAGCGTCCCCTCCTGGTGGTGCATGATGAACTGGTGGCGGACTGGGAGGAACGGTACCAGGGCAACAGCAAGGTGCCAGGACGTGAGGATCTGATCAACGCGATCCTGTTCACCAGGCAAGAGATCGAGCGGCGCGGGACGGACCTCCCGGAACTGCCGGGCGCACTGGACGCGGAACTGGGCGCACTGGAGGGCGCGAAACAGAAACAGGCGCGTGCCACGGCCGAGATCAAGGCCGGAAGCGGAAACACCCTCCCGCCGATCACACTGGCCCAGGTGCTGGACGGTATGCGGAAACCGATCGTGTTGAGGCGCGGGGTGGTGACCGTCACTGGATCGGTGTGCAACCAGGGGGCCACGCGCAATGATGTGGACGTGTTGATCCAGGGCCCCATGGATGACGGGCTCCGCAAGGTGGTTGAATTCCGCCTGGGCCGATCGTTCCCAGCCACGATTTCACAGCGGCTGAGTTTCCTCCACGATCCGGAACTGGGCGGACCGTTCACGGATCATGTGGAGGCTTTTGACCTGGTGTTGGTGCCACGCGATCGGCATGACCTGATCGAAATGCGGGCGGTGGAAAAGGCGGGCGATCCCCTCCTGGATATGCCCCCGAAACGCGGTCCCCGCCAGGCCGTGTTCCAGTATCACTGGCGTGGGAAAACCCTCCACGGGGATCTCCGGTTCAAGGTGGGATCTGATTTCCTGGTGGGATGGACCCTCCTCCTTCAAAAGCCGGGCGTTCCGGAGGCGGACACCGTGGCCAATGCGCGTGACCTGGCCCGCACGTTCAACGCGGACGGTGGCCGGTACAACAAGGACATGGTGGCCCCGGAGGGGATCCAGGCCACGCCCAAGAAACGGCAACCCGTCGAGTGGTTGCACGTGACCGGGGAACACATCGAACCTGGGGAGGTGGGTGCCACCACCAACCTCCCGGGGATCATCGTGGAGGTTCCGGGTGGTCCTGAATTTGTGGAACTGGGGGTGCAGAAGGCATGGTTCCATGAATATTTCCTGACGGGCGGGGACAAGCTGATCGGGAGGCTCATGTTCCGGCAGTTGCCCCAGTCAAGCCAGTCGGATCAGCCATTCTGGCGTGCCATCATGTCCAAGGAATTCCTCCCCTCCGTGCTGGATCGGCGGGCGGTCAACACCAAGTCCATGCCCCCGGATGGGTACTCATGGATCCCCGTGAGCCTGGAACGGGTCACGCCCAAGGAATTCAGGTACTGGGAACACAAGGGGGAGGAGGCCCGCAAGATCCGGGACGCCCTGGTGGACGCCCGTTTTTTCACCAAGGACAACGTGAAGATCGTCAACGGGCAGTTTGCCCGCGTGGACAGCACCCGGAAATATCACCTGTATATCCCGGATGGCATGGAGGCCCGGGATGTGGTGAAGCAACCGGAACGCGCACCATGGGTGATGGTTCACCAGGTGTGGAAAGGCCAACAGGTCACGCGCACCGGACCGTCCAGGGAGGTGTGGAGGTTCGGGCTGGAACGCAAGGGCCATCCGGTCCAGTTTGAATTGCAGTCCGATCCGGATGAAACGGGCACCGTATCCGCGATCATGAAACCGTTGAAGGGCAACGCCCTGTGGGATCTGGAGGGTGAGATCGAACCCGGCAAGGCGTACGGCGGGGACGTGTTTAACAACACCAAGGCCACACCGTCCGTGATCACCAGGCTGGACAAGGGCACCGCCACGATCCTGGAGGATGGCCCTGGGCGCGTTCAGTTGCGCCTCCGCGGGGACAAGCTGCGGGGCGTGTTCACGCTGGAACAGGAGGAGGAAGGATCCGATCAATGGATGTGGTCCCGCGTCGAGGGTTCCACGCCACAGGTGGACAAGGAGGATCCCGTCGAGGAACCCAAGGTGGAGGAACGCCAGATCGCGGCCAAGGCGATCGAGGGCGCGGAGGGATCCATGGACATGGCCGTGGGCCCTGTCCCTGATCCTGTCATGTGGTCCAACGTGGTGGAGGTCGGAGGGGAATCGTACGTGGCGATCGGAGCGGTCGGAGCGGACGCTGGCGTGAGTGCCGGGGACGTGATCGCGGTCAACGTGCTGGACGTGACGTACAAGCGGGACGCGGAGGGGAAGCAACACCTCCGCTGTGGAGGTTCGATCGTCAAGGCCGGGGCAGATCAGCTTGTCCCGTTCACACCGGCCCAGGTGCTGGACCTCCTCCGCCCCGCCGAATTCAACAAGTACGTTGACACGGTGATCGGCAACCTGTTAAAAATCGTAAAGGCTGATCAGGACGGCCAAGGCGCAAGCGATCGTTGTTTCGTGTTCGGGGAGGTGCTGGTGCCCAACATCGGGACAACGGAAGGCGAGGACAGTCAAGGTGACACGTACACGGTGCAGGATGTGGAGGAGGCGTGTTACAGTTTCATGCGTCATGGACACCGCCACGGCCTCATGCACAGCCAGTTCATTGACGGCAAGATCACCCTCCTGGAAAATTACCTGATGCCCATGGACGTGACCTTGAAAGATCAAGGCGGACAGGATCGCACGATCCCCAAGGGTACCTGGATGATGAAATGCGAGGTGTTGGACCCCGAGTTGAAGGCCGCGGTGCGGGCCGGTCAGTTGACCGGGTTTTCCGTGGGTGGATCGGGAATCCGGACACGTGTAGGATAAGGCCATGAGCGCAACGGCGTTGAAGATCGAGAAGGGCAAGGACGGGACGTACCGCCTCACCTCCATGAGCATTCAGGAGGTGAGCCTTGTTGATCGCGCCGCCAACAAGCGAAAATTCCTTTTCGCCAAGCGGGAGGACACCATGCCAGGTGCAGAGTTGAAGGAATCCCAGGACGGAACACTGGTGCTGGAAAAGGATCAGGGCACGGACACGGACACGGACCCGGGACAGGACGCTGGCCAGGATGGTGACGTGGCCAAGGGGATCGATCTTCCAGCGGCGCGGAAACAGGAACTGGCACCGCTGGCCCACAGGCTGGTGGAACAGGCCCTCCACATCCACAACCAGATCGTGGGTGCCAAGGAGGTCAAGGAGGGCGGTGCGATCCCGGACAGCCTCACGGAAGAGGTCAAGGCCGCCAAGGGATCGCTGGGTGAACTGAGCGCGGCGATCATGGGCCAAGCGGAAGGGGACGCCACGGCAAGTGACACGGCGGGTGATGCACAGGTGGAGGGTGATGGTGCCGGGACTGCCTCCGCGGCACAGGCCAAGTCCACCATGTCCAAGTCCGAAGGCGCGGAGGAGGTAGATATCCGCAAGGCGGCCGAGTTACACGCGAAGCTCCTCCAGGAACACGTGGACGCAATCTCAGCCTTGGCGGACGAAATCGCCAAGGCGGAAGGCATGGATCTGGAGGAACTGAACGCCAAGATCCGCGCCATGTCCGAACTGGGATGGAAACTGGAGGACGTTGCGGAAGTGGTCAACGTGAGCAAGGCGGCCGGGGACACGATCGATGTGTCTAAGGTGGCCAAGCTACACGCCCAGCTACTGAAGGAAAAGATCGACGCGATCAAGGGCGTGGCGTCCGATATCGCGGGCAACGCGGCCTCCATGGACCTGGAGGATCTCCAGGGGAAGATCCGCACCCTCCGGAGCATGGGGTGGAGGG